TTATTCTTTGATTTATTAGCATCATATATTGACTTATTATTTAAAATTTTAGTTTTATTATGATTAATATTATTTTCAAAATTATTTATATTATTAGATAAATTTAAATTTTTATCTTCTAATTCTGATATTCCAATCGCAAATAAATATACGGATTTTTGATCATGTATATATATATTACCAGATGCTGTACCGCTACTTGTTAATTCTGTTGGGGCTTCTTCTATGATTATTTCTGGTTGTCCTGTCAAAGATACCTCAATCTTAGAAATTCTCGATTTAATATTATAATCGGGAATATATAGTAAATAATTTTTCCTTGTATTAAATTGATCATTAATTAATTTATTTTTTGTAAGAGACATAGATGTAGATCCCGAAATTTTTTTAGTGTTATTATCATAAGTAAATGTGTTAAATATTAATTCTGTAGGTTCAGCGGCATAATTATATCTATTTTTAATTGGAATAACAGTTTTTATTTTATCAATTTCATTTTCAATATTATTTATATTATAATCAAGAGCTGTTTTAAAATTTTCTGTAGTTCTCGCTGATATATTCTTTCCTGTTATATAATAAACAAAATTATCAGAATTTTGGTAATATGAAGTACTTAAATTAGAATAAGTTATTTCTAAACTCAATGAACCATCATTTAAATTAATAGTATCTGAAGAAATATAATTTATAAATTTTTGTTTTTTATAATCAGGATAATTTAATACAAGACAGTTTGACAATGACCATGCTAAATTATGATAAATATTAATTGCGTTTATAGACATTAATAAAAATGTTTTTAAAGAATGTAAATAAAATTTTAAATATTCTAATGTAATTGCTAAATTATCATATTTAATATTTCTAATCATTATAAGAAACATTCTTATTAATTTTTGATAAGGTTTTTTAGTATCTGTGAAATTCCCAGATGATTCATTATCGAAAGAATATTCTAAAATACCATATGTATATTTTGCGTCTGTTGGTGAGGAAAGCATACCATCATGTAAAGTTCCGTATCTATCAGAAAATGTAGTTGTTTTTATAGTTTGTGAGGTTAGTTTAATACTATCACTTGATGGTCTTGTAGTACTACGAGCTGTTGTATGATGTTCTTTAAAATAATTAAATGAACTTTGTTTATTAAATTTATCACCAATATATAAATATAACCCATTTTTACCTTGTTTATGTTCCGAACCAGCTATCGGTTTATTAATAAACATACCTTGTTGTGCATTAGTATATAATTGGTTGCATACTATATGTATATCTTTATAATTTTTAATTATTTTAGCATTTGGTATTGAAGGCGAAACATTTAGATTAGAGTATGTGACTAATTCTTTATTTTCTAAATAATTTGCAGTATAAGTTGATTCGTCGGCAATATTTTCATTTGTATTATCCCACATACTTCTATTTCTATCTTTGTCTTCATTTAAATTAATACTTAAAAAAGCTTCAACAATATGAATATAAACATCTAATAAAAAAATAGTATAATATATTTGTCTTACACGTTTTTCATCAAAAGCTTGTGCATTTGAACTTATTTTATTATAATAAAACAAATGCTGTTTTTTAGTAGAACCTGTAGTAAATGATGCTGGTAATAGTGTGTTTCCAACACTACCAGATAGTCCTGGTCCTGATGTATAAAAACTTTGATCTATGTTTAAATAAAAACAATTCTCTAAAGTGTTTTTAAAAATATCTTTAGACATAGTCGTATTAGTATTCCCACTTGTATCTGAAGCAGTTAATTGTGACGCTAATGGATATACACCAGCTATGTCAGAATACGTTGTTGTATTTAATAATGCGTCGTATACAGCGTCAAAAAATTTTTTTGAATTATCATAATCTTTAGCTGATGTCTGTGATAAAGAAATATCCTCATTAGCATTCCCTTTAATATTTGCACTAATCCTTTTTAAATCTTTGTATAAATCAGAATATATTTCAATAGTTTTAGTATCCAGTAAAGTTGTCATTATACTTAATTATTTACTACTCTATTATTTTAAAATATATTATATTTTTAAATACAAGATCTATACGAAAAAGATTCTCCGCTATTTTCATTATATCTATTAATTTTAACTATATCTCCGTGTTTTAATCCTATCCATTTAGCAATAGGATCACTTTGTAAAATAACATGCATATGTATTTTAGTTCTTGTCATATATTCTTTCATAAATTCTTTTACTTCTTCCTCTGTAAGTTTAGTATGAATAGGAACATATTCATGTTTTGTAGGATTAAACATTAATTGACGTAATGTGAAATATTGCAACTGACCACCATTTTTTTGAAATAATTTATCATATTTATTTAGTAATGCTTTAACAGCCGTAGATATAGATTCGTTATTGAAAATTAATATTATATTATTTTTTGAACCATATTTACTTATAAAATCTTGGATATTTGTATTACTATCTTTTATTTTTTCTTTCAATTCATCAATTATTGTTTTTCTTAATTTTTTAGTAAGTGCATAAATTACGGAAGTATTGGAAGTTTGAATATCAATAACATTTCTATCTGTTTCAAAATCTTCTTTATTCATTGATAATAAGTGCTCTTTAAATATAGACATATCATCGCCTCTACAAGATAACATTTCTTCAATGTTTGCATTAACTATATCAATATCCATTATCTATTCTATAATAATTATATCTTATTATTATATAATAATAAAAAAGTCAATTTTTATTAATTATTTGATTTTTTGCTTTTTCAATTATTTTAGGATCTATATAACTATTCTTACATACTGAGGGTGTGTTGTGTAATTTATTTGCTGTAAATTCTAATGCTTTTTTTATTGGATTTTTACAATCAATTGATTTATTGAAAAAATTAATAAATAAATTGTTTGCATTCCAAGTCCTTAAATCTTTTGTAGTTATTTTAACTTTAAGTTTATTTTCTAAATATCTATTAACATCGTTTGAATTTACACATGTATCTTTATATGAAAATATATATTGATTATTAATATCTTCATTTTTTTCTTGTATATTTATTAGTTTATTTAATAAATAATTATATATATATTTATTATTACATATTGCTTTATTCTGTACTCCTTTTTTCCCAATAAAATCAAATATTATCAGGTTTTTTTTATCATCGCATATACTTATATGTGAAAATTTTAATGTAGTTAATCCGTGCGAATTGTTTTCTTTTTCATATTTTTTATTACCAATTCTAAATCCACAAGATAATATTAATGTTATAATCATTGCTATTATTTTAATTTTTTCATTTGTAGATTTAATATCTTTAGCAATAGCATTTTTAATTTTTAAAAAATACTTTTCATAATCTTCTATTTTATCATATTTTTGGCTATTTTGTTTTTTTATATATTCACTATTGTATATAACTTGTTTTCTATTTTTGCTATCATAACCATATGCTAATATTTTTTTATTATTAACGATTGTTACATTTTGATAAGCAGGGGGTATTTTCATATTTTTAATTTTTTCTAATAATTTTACATCAGTAATTTCATCATCATTTTTATAATATTTAAATCCAATAGTATAAGAGCCAATGCGTTTTATTTTCATTTGTTTTAACTATTATAAATAAAATATAATTATGATGTTATAAAATGATATAAACATATAATAATATATGTAATCATAAATAGAATATATAATGGCACAACCAAAAAAAGCAGCTCCTACTACTCCTGTACCACCAGTACAAACACAACAACCCGTTTCTCAGCCATCTCTAACAGAAGCAAAACAACAAGTTAAAAAAAATGTTTCTGCTAAGGTAACTACTGATAAACCAGTTGTACTAAAAGATGCTAAACTACCTAAAAGTGTTGCTGTAGTCCCCGATAATGTTGAACAAGAGAATGTTCCTGCTAATACCGAAGAAGCACCCAAGGATAATCTTGTAAGCACTATTATCGAGAAAGTAAACACTCTTTTTGTAAGTTTCAAGGAAGTTCAAGCTCTACTAAAAGTTTTAAGCAAAGAATATGATAAGCAACAAAAAATTATCGAAAAAGCACAAAAGAAACGTCAAAATGCTAAAAATTCACCATCTGGTTTTGCTAAACCCAACAAGATTTCAGATGAATTGTGTGATTTTATCGGCGTTCCACATGGAACTGAAAAATCACGCACCGATATTACCCGCTTTATCAATACTTATGTGAAAGAACACAATCTCAATAAACCAGAAAATAAACGATTTATTCTTCCCGATGATAAACTTAAAAAAATTCTAAATGTCGGCGATAAAGAAGATATTAATTATTTCATTCTACAAAAATTAATTTCTCATCATTTCCCGCCTTCCGCCAGCAAACAAGCTCAAGCCGCAGCTGCTTAAAAATTAAATTTTAATTAATTTTTTTATTTTTTTATATATTTATATAAAAATTGATATAAATACATAACTATTATATAATAATAATATGGATTATTGCGATAACGTTAATACTCATGCTGTTTCGGATTCTTTAACTAACATAACATTAACTAATAATGGAGGTGTATCACTAAAGACAACAAATAATGTTATTGTAGATTATTTTATGTTATTTATGAGAGACTTAGATATCGATACAAGTTACGATTATTTGGAGAAATGCTGGAAAGAAGACCCTAAAAAAACTATAGCCATTATCTTTAATGGTCGTGATAGGGATAAGGGTAAAAAAGAAAAAAGAGTTTCAAATGATGCTATGTTGTGGTTAAGAAAAAATAAATTTAGTACATATGCTTTTAATATTAGAAAATATGTTGAAAAATATGGGTGTTGGAAAGACCTTAATTATATTGCATATAAGTTAAAGAGTAAGGATCATAATTACGAACTGAGATTATTTGCTGATAAATTAATGGAAGATAAAATAAATTTGGAGAATAATAAAAGTGTTTCTCTTTGTGCAAAATGGGCTTCGAGTGAAAATGATAAGTATGATAAAAAAAGACAATATGCTAAGAAAATTGCTTCGATACTTTATGGAAGTAAGGATATACATAAAATGGAGAAGTACAGAACTGAATACTTGGTACCTTTGAGAAAACAAATTGATATAGTTGAAGCAAAATTGTGTGCCGAAATGTGGGGCGATATTGATTATGAAAAGGTTCCTTCTGTTGCTTCTAATAAATTAAAAAATACATTTCTTAAACATGATGAACAGAGATATAAAAAATATCTTGAAGATGTAAGAAATAATAAGAAAAAAATTAATGTTAAAGGAATTCTTCCACACGAGTTAGTTGCTAATTATATTAAAGATTCTAATGGCGATATTGTAAACTTTGATAATATTGTAGAATGTGAAACTACAGAACTTCAATGGAGAACAATAGTAGAAAATGTTAAGAAGTCGGGAAATTTAAATAATTCTATCTCTATTGTGGATCTTTCTGGGTCTATGTTTAATGCAGCAAATGGAAGCATTCCGGCACAAGTAGCCATTGCTTTAGGTATCATTACAGCTGTATGTTGTCAGGGACAATTTAATAATAAATTAATTACATTTAGTGAAGAACCTGAAATAATTAAATTATCCGATGTAGAAAATGATATTCCTAAGCTTTTAGATAGTATTAAAATTATCTTAAAAACAAATTATGGATTTAGTACGGATTTTATCAAATGTAATCAATTGATTATTAATTATGCTAATCTGTTTAATGTACCTAAAGAAAATATGCCTAAGAAAATGTTTGTATTTACTGATATGCAGTTTAATAATGCTTCTAATAATTCTCGCAATTTAGAAACAGTATATAAAACTATAATTAAGAAATATAATGACAAAAATTACGATGCGCCTAAGTTTATATTTTGGAATCTTAATTCAGATAGCCGTGAAGTCTTTCCTGTAAATTGTGATACAGAAGGAACCGCAATTATTTCCGGATTTTCAGAACAACTTCTAAAAATATTCATGCTTTACGATGATTTTAAGCCTGAAATAGTAATAAATGAAATTTTAGAACCATATATGAAAGAGGTAATTCTTGGAGACGATTAATATATTATTAATAAACGCCTGAAAATGGCAATAATTTATATATTATATATTATATATTATATATTATATATTATATATTATTTTTCTATTTTTTTCATTTTATTATACAAATATTATATAAAAAATGATTACTTTCTATTAGAATGTTATTTACAAAGCCGTATAAAGCCTAACATACTATTATGAACTTTACTGATAAGGATTACATTGCAAATATTGCTAAGTATTTGCAAGGCTATTGTGAACTCAAAAAGTTGAGTGAGATAAATAAGTCGTCTAATATATTTGTTAAAAATGAGACAAATTTCAAAAGTATAGTGAGAGAAAAGAGAAACAAGTATAATTGTGATATGTTAAAATATTATTTAATTAAAAAAATTAGTTATGAGATTAATAATGATTATAATAAAACAATAAATAAGATTAAGAAAAGTTTTAAAAACTACTACAAAAGTCTTACAGATAAAGAATATTTGTATATGAGATATAAAATAAATGCGTATAAATATACCAATTCAATGAATAAAAGGTGCTTGCCTTATTTAGAAGATATTATTTCATATTATTTTAATGAAAGAAATAAAAATAATTGGTCAAATAAAGATATCCATAAGACATCAATACAAATATCAAAAATTTTATATAATATAATATTATCTATTGATAATAATTATAAATTGAAAAATGAAAATATTCTATTATGGATATCAACAAATAGAATATTTAATTAGAATAAGCGAGGCCACCCATACCGGATAATATTCTAAGAACGTTGTAATTTACAGCATATATATGTATTGAACCTTCGATTTTGGAAGATAATGATAGAACAGCAGTATCTATACGAGACATATTTAAAGTTCCACTTGGTTGATGTTCTTCGGGTTTAATAGCAAAGGAATAAACGTTTATACCTTTGTGGTAATCGTCGGGGGTATTTTCGTGATGTTGATAAGGTTGTACTAAAGAGAAATAATCTCCTTTTCTTTGCGAGAAGCGATCATTGCCGTTAAGCATTATTTTAGCTTGCATAACAGGATTTTCTGAAGCAATATAATCATTAGGTGATGCTGTAGCGTCATTAAGGTCTAATGGTTTTGCTGTTGAAAAGTTATTCCAATAAACATTAGAGTCAGTTTTTTTAATAGCCCATACAAGTTCTTTACAAGGGTGATTGAAATTCATACGCATACTTTTCATACCATCTTCATTAGCAGAAGCAGTTATATTGTCGGTTCCGGTAAATTGAAGTTGTTCTATTAAATATTCATGAGATAATTGAGCAAATCTTCTGCGTTCATCAGTATCTAAGAATATATAATCAACCCATAATTTTGGAGCGTCGAGAACTATATTAGGACCGGTATAAGTAGAATTTTTTACAGTAGGTGCTTCGGGAGTAGAATTTTTTGTTGACACATCAATTAAATTAGATTGTGATTCATATTCTACATTAATTTTGACTTCGTGATATTGTAATGCGATTAAAGGTAAAGCGAGACCTACATTGCGGCAAAACCAGAATTCGAGAGGCACATATAATTCATATGATTTTGTTGTTGCAAGTAAAGTACAAGCATTTTCTTTGTTTCCACCAATCATTTTATAATAACCCTCGCGTTTGCCATAAGGAAGAGATAATTCGTTCCATATATATAACCATTCGGAATAATGTTTGTCTATACGTTGGCCACCTATTTCAAGTTCAATTGTTTTTAATAATTTTTGTCCAAAATTAGGAACTAAAGCTACGCTTGCGGTTGAATTATTTTTAATTTTTCCATAGAAGTAAATACGATGTATTAAATCTCCGTTACGAGTTAACTGAAAAGTAGCACGAGAACCAAGTGAATTGCTTCCGGTAGCTGTTTGTTCTATAGCTTCAATAGCGAAGTTAGTATGACGACGATAAACTACTTTGAAAAAGGTAATTTGAGGATTACCAGTTAAATAAACATCCTGGGCACCATAAGCAACTAATTGAAGAAGACCACCACCCATTTACGCTATATTCTTTATACTATTAGAGGAGAAAAAAAAAAGGAATATTATAGCATTTAACAACATTTATTATTTATAAATTTAGTAATGTAATAAATTATTTAATTAGAATAAGCTAAACCACCCATACCCGATAATATACGTAGTACGTTATAATTAACCGCGTATACATTGAGGTTTTTGGCAAAATTGGCAGTAGCAAAGGTAGCATCTAATTCTAAATTTAGAACAGCAGTATCTATACGCGACATGTTTAGTGTGCCACTTGGTTGATGTTCTTCGGGTTTTAAAGCGAATGAATAAACATTTATTCCGGGGTTAGATGGAATATTTTCGTGATGTTGATAGGGTTGTATTAAGTTAAAGTAAGAACCGGGTCTTGATGAAAAGCGATCATTGCCGTTTAATACAAGTTTAGCACTTTCAATAGGATTTGTAGAAGTTATAGCACTGGTTGGTTTATATAGTTCAGTCACAGCAGCGGCATAGCCGTTAACTTCAGTAGAATAGTTAACCCAATTTTTATTTTTAACATTTTGATTGGTGTCAAAATCTGAAGAGCAGAACCATACTAATTCTTTGCAAGGATGATTGAAAGATAATTTAGGTTTCATGCTTTTTCCGGTTATAGTTTCAGAACCAGTAAATTGAAGTTGTTCTATTAAATATTCATGTGATAATTGGGCAAATCTTCTGCGTTCATCAGTGTCTAAGAATATATAATCTACCCATAAATTCACAGATGATAATTCAGCAATAGCAGTATCAGATCCTTGGCATTTAATTCTATCTTCAAATAAAATATTAATTTTAACTTCATGATATTGGAGAGCAATTAAAGGTAGTGCTAAACCAACGTTGCGGCAAAACCAGAATTCTAATGGTATATATAAATTGGCTTTGGTGAGAGCAGCAAGTGTATTATTAGCTCCTACCATAGTTTTGTAAGCTTCTTTTTTAGGATGAGGTAATGAAAGTTCATTCCATACATACATCCAGTGAGAATAGTGTTTATCTATCTTTTGACCACCTATTTCAATTTCGACATAGTTGATTAAACGAAGGCCGAAATAAGGACAAACGGTCGCCCCAGCAGCACCTGAAGTATAATCAATTATTGATAAATATACACGATGTATTAAATCACCATTTCTTGATATTTGGCAAGTTACGCGATTGCCAAAAGTAGGAGTTCCGTTAAAGGTTTGTTGAATGGCTTCAATAGCGAAGTTAGTATGACGACGATAAACTACTTTGAAAAAGGTAATTTGAGGATTACCGGTTAAATAAACATCCTGGGCACCATAAGCAACTAATTGAAGAAGACCACCACCCATTTACGCTATATTCTTTATACTATTAGAGGAGAAAAAAAAAAGGAAAATATATAACACATTTATTAAATTAGTTAGAATAAGCTAAACCACCCATTCCGGATAATATACGTAATACGTTATAGTTAACCGCGTATATATTAATACCATCGTATGTATAATCGGTTGCTGTTGAACCAGGGTTTTCAGCTTCAATCATTAGGGTGGCAGTATCAATACGAGACATATTTAGTGTGCCACTTGGTTGATGTTCTTCGGGTTTTAAGGCAAAAGAATATACGTTGATAGGGTTATTAACAGGTACATTGGTGTGATGTTGATAAGGTTGTACGTGAGTGAAATATAATCCTTCTCTAACGGCGAAACGATCATTGCCATTTAATTGTAAAATAGCACTTTTTAAGGGATTTTTAAATTCAGCAGGGTCAACTTGGTATATATAATTGCTTGTTCTACTTAGTGCGTTTTCTTCAGTAACAGGCGATGAGACAAAATTATAATCATACCATCTGTCTTTTTTGAAAGCTCCTTTGCTTTTAGCAACCCAAATTAATTCTTTACAAGGATGATTAAAGTTTAATTTAATTCTATTAGTACCTTTATTAAGAGTTTCTGAACCAGTAAATTGTAATTGCTCGATTAAATATTCGTGTGATAATTGGGCAAATCTTCTGCGTTCATCAGTATCTAAGAATATGTAGTCAACCCATAAAGATGCGTTAGTTATATTAGCTATATTATCAGCAGTAGTGCCTGATAAAATACAATTGACCTTAGATTCAAATTCTATTTTAACTTTAACTTCGTGATATTGTAGAGCTATTAAAGGTAATGATAGACCTACGTTGCGGCAAAACCAGAATTCTAATGGTATATATAGAGTACTATCTCTGGTTGATAATATATCTTTATCGGCACCTACCATAGTTTCATAAGCATATCTTTTGCCTATAGGTAAAGATAATTCATTCCATATGTATAACCAATCAGAATAATGTTTATCTATTTGTTGACCACCTATTTCAATAACAACAGATTTAATTAAACGAAGACCTAAGAAGTTGACATATGAGTCGCCAGCAGTAGTACCAGTTCTTTTTGGCACGGAAACTTGTAAATACATGCGGTTAATTAAATCGCCATTGCGTGATATTTGACAAGTTACAGTATTTCCATATCCTACATTTCCGTTAAAAGTTTGTTGAATAGCTTCCATAGCGAAGTTAGTATGACGACGATAAACTACTTTGAAAAAGGTAATTTGAGGATTACCGGTTAAATAAACATCCTGGGCACCATAAGCAACTAATTGAAGAAGACCACCACCCATTTACGCTATATTCTTTATACTATTAGAGGAGAAAAAAATATAGATTATATAACACAAACTTAATTTTATTTTATATATAAACCTTAATATTTATAATTCAAATATAATGATGTTTAAAGAGAAGTCATCAAAAAAAAAGGTATCAGCTGATATAAATGAAACATTTACATTAGATGCTATGCATAATAATATCATAAAAGACTTCGAAAAAAGTGATAAGGAAAAATTATATTATAATAATAAACTTAATATATGCGTAGATAAGAAAAATAATATATTAAATATAATAAATAGTACAAATGACAAGGAATTAAATACAAAATTATGGTTTAGTAATATAGAGTTGAGCGAAGAAATATTAGATATTAAATCAAAATTAAACGAATTAAACAAGTTAGATGAAATAGAATATTATAAAAATACGAGTGATATATTATTTCAATATTATGATACAGTAAACAAACAATCAGATATTAATCAACATACGAATTATTTAAAAGATTCTAATAATAAATCAAAAATATATAAAAAAGATAGCAAAAAAAAATGTATAAATGTTAATACAAAAAATATTTTAGAGGCATTAAATAATATAAATGATAAAAAGAATGAGGTAAACGAAGTAAACGAAGTAGACGAAGTAGACGAAGTAAACGAAGTAAACGATGAAAAATTATATAGTTGTGAAGATAATAAAGACAAAGGTGATATATATTCTAATAATCTTAAAGAAGATAAAGGTGTTGATAATAACACAATACACGATAAAAGTGTTTTAGTAGATAAATATATGGCTATAATTAATAATAAATATATTAGAAATGTTGAAGAAGAAAATATAGAAATTTGCAAAGTATGTAAGAATACTATGACGTGTCTTCAATATGATGCTATAATAGTATGTAATTTTTGCGGGTATCAAGAATTATTATTAGTAGAGCAAAATAGACCCATATTAAAACAAAATACCAAGGACACATCTCATTTTTGTTATAAAAGAATAAATCATTTTAGAGAATGGTGTAATCAAGTTCAAGGGAAAGAAAGTACGGATATACCTGATGAAATATTTGAAAGAATTTTAATAGAAATTAAAAAAGAGAAGATTACAGATTTAAAGAAGATAACTTATTTAAAAATGAGAGATATTTTAAAAAGATTAAGAATAAATAAATATTATGAACATATTAATTATATAATTAATAGAATTAATGGCATCCCAACACCTCAATTTAGTCCCGAATTAGAAGATAAGTTATGTAATATGTTTAGAAGTATTCAAGCTCCATTTTTAAAACATTGTCCGAAAGATAGGAAAAACTTTCTGTCTTATAGTTATGTTTTATATAAATTTTTTCAAATATTAGGATTAAACGAGTATTTGAAATATTTTCCTTTATTGAAAAGTCGAGAAAAATTATACGTTCAAGATCAAATATGGAAAAAAATATGCGTTGAATTGAATTATAAAATTATTCCGTCATTGTAATTATTTAATAAAATGAGTACATAATTTATTTTTTCTTAAAGTTTTAAAAGTTTTTATAAATTTCTAAATATTTTTTAATTATGTACTCATTTTAATAATTCTAATTATATATTATAATAAAATATATATAAGATTAAAAAATATATAATATATATATTAAAAGAGATGGCTGAACTTGTTTCAACAAAAGAGGTAGATTATTTAGATGAAGATAAACCTATTAGAGGACAGAATTTCGTATTGGTTTCCTTTCTTAGTCCCGAAGATGTTATTGTAAATAAGGATGTATATATTTTTAGTAAATTTATTGAAAAATTTAGTAATGATATGAAATCTTTTATTGATTCAATAAAAGAAAAATTTCCAGAACAAAAAGATATGATTAATACTATTGAAGAAAATAATAATTATATTTTTGATTATAAAGAACTAAACGAACAATTCAATTTCTATAAATCTGTTAATAACGAAGAATTAGAAAAAAAATACCATATTGATAATAACTTTATTACCTCTATTAGAGGAATTAAAGTCAGAGGTACATTTGATACTATCGAAGAAGCAAAAAATCGTTGCGAATTTTTGAAGAAAATCGATAACAAATTTAATATATATATTGCTCAAGTAGGTTGTTGGTGTCCGTGGTCACCAAATCCAGAAAGTCTTGAAAATCAAGAATATGCTGAAACTCAACTAAATACACTAATGAAAGAATATAAGAAAAATATGGATAATCGCGATGTTATTTTTGAATCAAGAAAACAATCTTTTGCTTCAAATGCAGCACCAGTCCCTTCATCCGAAGGATCTGAAGTAGTAGTAGAAGAAGATACTAAGAATAATGTAGAATTATCAAGTATTACAGAAGAATTAGATAAAGTAGATGCATGGAGCCAGCAAAATCTAAACTAATATTAAAATCATACTTGCATGACCCGTAATGTTACTGTGTTGCCTGATTTGTCTGATTTGTCTGATTTGTCTGCTGTACCTATTTGTGGTTGTTGTTGTAGTGTTAGTGGTTGTTGTTGTAGTGGTTGTTGAATTTTCTCTTTTTTATTATTATAATTTATATTTAATTTTAAATTTGATATTAAATTTGTTATATTTTTATTAATAGATGTTGTAAGTCTACCAATAGACTCAGTATCACAATTTATTACATAATAAGGAGTCTTATCATTAGAAGTAATTATTATAAATGAAATAGTTGGTATAGTTGGTAATGACGCTGATGATATATTTCTATTTAATTCATCATTTTTTCTAATTATCTCAACTAAAAGATCCTCATTTGAGGTAATTTTTTCAATTCCTTGATTATTATAATAATAAATATTTTTTTTAAGAGATGCAATTGAGTTTTTAATTATATTTTTAAAAGAACACTTGATAGGAGAAATTTTAGCAGCAGTTTTATCATATTCTATGAAAACTATATAAATATTTTCCATATTCTTAATAATATAACATATTATTTAATAATTATATAGCATCGATATAAAGACGTGTAATAGTATATTTTATATAAAATAATTCTATTCTACATTATTAAGAATGAAAGCAATAGCAATATTTATACTTTTTATAGGTACTATACTTATAGTTCAGGGATATTATAGTAAAAAATCCAATACATGTGATAAAGAAAAAATAATTATTAAATATATTCCAAGAAGTGTATATGAAGAACAAATGAATCCAGAAGAGAGTCTCGAAAGTTATTATAAAAGTATGTTTGATAATATAATATTAAAATAATTATTTTTATCCTTAATATTATTAAATGGATATATTAAGAAATATAGAAAAAAAACTATTAACTATTTTAAGTGATAAAGATAAATTAGATGTATCTAAAATTAATATTTTAAAAGGAGATATTAGATTATATGTTGATAATATTAACAAAAAAAAACAAATAATATATGATAAGAATAATAAATATATAGAACTATATCATAATAAAAGGTTAGATAATGACGAACAATATAATAGATATTTAATTGATAAAAAAAATCTAATGGACGAATTAATAAAATATAAAAATAAAGGTGTTCTGAATAATTTTTTAAATAAAAAAATAGATTATCCAGCTATACCCGAAATATATACTTACGAAAACATATCATTAGAGCAACGTATAGTTACACCTAAAATATTAAAACAAACTACAGAACCTTCTAAAAAACAAATACCTAAAGTTAAGAATGAAAATATTGATAAAGAATGTCCTGAAGGAAAAGAAATAAATCCTGTTACTAAACGCTGTGTTAAAATATGTGATAAAGATAAAATAAGAAATCCTAAAACAGGAAAATGTGAAAAACCTGAAAAACCTATAAAACCTATAAAACCTATAAAACCTATAAAACCTATAAAACCTATAAAACCTATAAAACCTGAAAAATCAGAAAAAGAATGTCCGGAAGGAAAAGAAATAAATCCTGTTACAAAACGTTGTGTTAAAATATGTGATAAAGATAAGGTAAGAAATCCTAAAACAGGAAAATGTGAAAAAATTAAAAAATAATAAACTCATTCTCTTTTTTCTGCGATATTATTAGACACGCTGTTAATAAATGTCTTCAAGATTGAATTTAGTTTCTGAAAAAAAAAGCAACATATTATCTAAAATACTAAAGGTCGATCCTAAAAGTCTTAGAGCAGCTACAGGATATAAACCTTTACAATCCAGTAGCTCAGGAATAGATACTAATGTGATTAGAAATATACAAGATACAATAAAAAATCCTCTATTTAGTCTCAAAATAGATGATTATGATTTAATGTGTGGTAATAAGATGATTACTAAAATGATATCTAAAGTTTTAGAATGCGACGAGAAACAGCTTAAAAAGTTCTGCAAGTATATCAATGTATTCAAGAAGAATATCAATTCATCTCCTAAATCTATAAAAAATAAAATGAATAGTAAAATAAGTCTAAATAAATTACCTGAAGAATTGAGAACACAAATAGTAGAGAAGTATAAGAGTTTATTTCCTACTAAATATGTATTAAGAGATTGGATATCCAGTGATTGGAGATTAATATATAAAATAAACTGGAGTACTTTATCACGAAATCCAAACGCAATAGATTTTTTAAAAGCAAATCCTAAAAATATAGATTGGGTTTGGTTATCAAGCAATCCTAATGCTATTGAATTATTAAAAGCTAATCGATCTAAAATAAATTGGGATAATCTATCTATGAATCCTAATCCAGAAGCTATTGAATTATTAAAAGCAAATCTTGGTAAAATAGATTGGTATAATTTATCAAAAAATCCTAATCCGGAAGCTATTGAATTATTAAAAGCAAATCCTAAAAAAATAAAATGGGGGTATTTATCAGAAAATTCAAACTCGAGAATTATTGAACTTTTGAGAGAAAAAATAAAATTAGAAAATAATTTAAGCAGCGACGAATTGGATGACTTACCTAATTATAAAAAAATAGATTGGGGTGTTTTATCAGCAAATCCAATTATGATAGAATTATTAAGAGAAAATCCTGATAGAATAGATTGGCAATTGTTATCAGAAAATTCAAATGCTATAGAATTATTAAGAGAAAATCATGAAAATATAGATTGGTATATGCTATCAAGAAACCCAAACGCCATTGAATTATTAAAAGCAAATCAAGGTAAAATAAATTGGAATAGATTATCTGCTAACCCAAATGCTATAGAATTATTAAAAGCAAATCAAGGTAAAATAAATTGGCAGGCTTTGTCTGCTAACCCAAATGCTATAGAATTATTAAAAACATATCCTAAAAAAATAGATTGGGAATATGCATCAATGAATCCAGCTATATTCGAAGCTAAATAAATTTTATTTTTCTTTTTAGGTGATATTATTATATACAATAAGACATAGTATTAAATATTATAAAAATGTTGCTTATTAAATGCTAAAGCAAAACGTTGTGTTAAAATATGCGATAAAGATAAAATTAGAAATTCTAAAAACGGAAAATATGAAAAAATATTTACATATATTATTTTTATTGCGTAATTATATTAATTTTCTTAATATAATATATTATTAGATTAATGTCAGTTTCAACAACTAAACAACATATGAATAATTCTACTGAACATAATGATATTAACGACCCTTTAGTTCAAGATGTTTTAAGCGAATTTAGAGATGAATTGCACTTATCAAAAAACAAAGATATAAATAGTAATTTACAATCTCAATCGCCGAATAACCAACATATACCTTTGAGTCCAAATATAATGTCATCTATAAACAATAATCAACCTCCGCAATATTTTAATAATGGAATACCTCCTATGTATATGCCTCCGCAACAATCAAATACATATAATAGCCAACCACCATATTCACTTCCACAAAATATGAATAAATATGATTATATGGTTTATATTGATATTGAATTAATAAAAAAGAACTTAATAATAGTTATAATAGTATTTTTAATATATAATAGTGGAATTATTAATAATATTTATGATAAAATACCTGATTATTTACAAGAAAATATTACAACATTTGATATATATATTAAAAGCACTATAATATTTATAATATTATATATTATATCTTATTTGGGTTATTTATAATCATTTATAATGTATTTATAATCTATTTATAATTATAAATAAAATTAATAATTATATGAATATTTAATATCTTGTACAGGTTGTTTTGCTTCTTTTATGGAACCAAAATATTTATAGACATATAAGCAAATTATACAAAAGGTTATAACCATAGAAATTATTGTAGATCCTATAATAATTCCATAACTATCACCATCGTATATTTGTTTATTTATAACAACAAACGCAATTATCATGGAATTATATAGAAGTATTATGAAAGAATATACAGCAATAAATAAATATTGGCTTGTATAATATCCCCATGCTAAAAGTATAATCATTAGTATACTTAAAAAACTATAGCCAATTACAATAAATACGTTTTTAACTATACTATCATTTTCTTCTTGTGTTACAAAACGTTCATTCATTTTTATATATTATTATTATCTAATAATAATTAAGATAATTTATTATTAACATTTTTATAAAATTCTTTAACATACGTATTAGTTTTAAAAGAGTTTTTATCGACGTCTATAATTTTTATTAAGTTCAATCTTTTAGCTCTTGATAACGCTGTATAAGATTGACCACATGTAAATATATTAGAACCCAAATCAAGTTCTAACGCATCGATAGTCATTCCTTGAGATTTATGAATAGATAACGCATAACATATTCTAACAGGCATATGGTTAATATAAGAAGATTTATTTTTATTATATGTATCGGTAAAGTAATTAATTTTGTGCATATTACCATTAATATCGCTTATAATTACATAATCATCTTCTAAATGTTTAATTATTCCCCGCGTTCCATTAACTAATGAATTTTCAACACTTATATTTCTAATAATTATTACTTGAGCATTCAAAGTAAGCTCGATAATATACTTATCTTTTTCTTTTTCCATATCAATACTTGATGTAGCAAAATACATCTTAGAAATATTACCTAATAATTTTAGTTTTTCTATTTCAATATTATTAATTTTATCTACATCAACATTTATTGGATATAATTTGGTAGGAATTATATCATTTTCAAATTTTGTATTTTTTAAGCTATTTAAAACACTTATAATATTATCAGTGCATTTTCCTTTTCTTACTATTCTTAATATGTTTTGAAATAATAAATCTTCACTCTGTCTTATTAATTTTTCTAATAAAATAATTCGAATATTCATTTTATTCCAAATTTCTGAGAGAAAACAATAATGTCCTTTAACAGGAGCTAATTGACAGAAATCTCCTATTAAAATTAATTGAATATTTCCAAAATAAATATCAGATGATTTTATTAAACATAATAAATCAGATATTTTTTCAAATAAATCCTTATCGAGCATCGAAATTTCATCTATAATTAAAGTATCTAATTTCAATATATTTTCGTATTTTTTCTTACTTTTTATAATATTATTAAAAATTTCTTTAATACTCCCCTTACCAAGACCAAGACCTAAAAATGAATGTAATGTTTGTCCTCCAATTAAAACAGCAGCAGTTCCTGTCATAGCAGTTAAAGCATAATTTTTATTATTATTTCTCAAATATTCCATAATATATTTAATAGTAAATGACTTTCCTGTTCCTGCTGAACCTGTAAGAAATATACTATACCCGTCCTTTATGCTATCTACAGCATATTTTTGCTCATTATTTAAAAGCTCCATTATAAAAATAAAATATAATTCTAATCATTTTTTTAATATTATATATTATATATCAATCTATAAAATAATATATTCTTATAATAGAAAAGAGATATGAGTAATTCTAATAGAAGTGCTCAAAAAAGCACAGGTCAGCAACCTCGTGTCTTAAATATAAGACCTTTAACTACCAGAGAAGTCACAGATAAAATGGTAAAAATGGTTGAATCTGGAGAAATTATGACAGAACGCATATATGTAAATGATGATGTTCTTCCTAATGATGTTCGTCCTAATGATGTTCGTCCTTATGATGTTCGTCCTAATGATGTTCGTCCTAATCCTCTTTCTCAGCAACCTCGCAATTCGTCATGGGATAAAAATCTATCTTCTCCTCCCCTCCGACCCCGCAAATCTCCTTCTTCGAACTCGAACCAAGGAAAATTACCACCAATTGGCAAAGTTCCAGATATAACACCACCAATTGAACTAAGAGGAGGAAAATATAGTAAAAATGTATATAAAAAAGTAGGGAAAAAAGAAGTTTTAGGAAAAGATAGAGTTATATATAAAATGAAAGGGTCTAATAAAGAATATTTAAAAACTAAAGGAATGTATATACCTGTTTCAGAATATAAAAAATTAAAAAAATAAAATAAATATTACTAAAAAGATAATGTAAATATAATAAGTAATTATTATTATAATGTTTCGAATATTTTTTTGACTCCTTTATTTTTTTTGTTATAATTTGATATAAATATATTATTCTTATTTTGAATTCTTTTAACAACCATATTATGATATAGTTCGTCGTGCTTTGGAGGAAAGTTATAATACCATTTTTTTAATATTTCGATATCAATAATTTTTTTAGGATTACATTTATATTCCCTGTACATGTATAATATTGCTCTTGAAATAAATCCTTTTGAATCATTATTTGGAATAAATATTTTATCTTTATGATTAACATAATTATCATATTCTAATTCTATCCAATGTTTATCATACTTATTATATTCGTCATGAAATTTATAATTAGATCTATTTACATTTAAAGTATTTAGTGTTCTAATAATATTATGCATATCATTTGATTGTTTAATATTTAATAAACTCTGTGGATAAATATGCTCAGCTGAGAAAAATGTATTCTTAATATCTTCTTTAGCAAAATTTTTATTTATGTAAATAAAAGGCATTTTGCTATCGTTTAATATAGTATTCTTAATAATATTACATTGTGTTCTAAGAGCCATATTATAGTAACCAGAAACAGCACTTAAATTGAATAGTATTAATATAAGTATATATCGCATACACTTAATATATTATATACAAAATAATAATTACTCTATCATTTTTTTAGCAATATTGTTGTAAAGAATATTAAAAAATGAAAACATATTATTATGGATATCATAATTTATATCAGGTTTAAACACATTTAATAAATTTTTTGATTCAAAATCTCCATGTATCCAGTAATGTATCATTACGGGATCCGATGGATATTTACCATTTTTTACAGAATTCCAATCTCCGGCACAAGTAATTAAGTTTTCTAATTTTAAATCATTAATAGGATATATCAATTCTCTATCATATATAATATTAATATCTTCTTGTAAAATATTTTCTTCAGTATTATTACTATTATTACTATATATATATCTATTATATGTATTGTATATATATCCGCCACCAAAAGCATCAAATATATCAAAAATGTTATATCCGCGTTCGTCAATTATTTTTGGTATAGTAAATAATAATTTATGTAAAAATCTATTATTTTTATTAGATGCAAAAAATGCATTACATATGTATGTATCCGTTTTATATAACATTTTAGTTTGTTCTGATGGTTCTAAACTAATATTAAATCTATCTTTTGAAAAATCTATTATGTTATCTATATCTTTTAAAAGCAATATATCCAAATCAATATATATTCCTCCATAATGATATACTATCATTAATCTTGCAATATCTCCTCTTTGTACTCCTGTCCTTGCCGAATTATATATTTTATAAAAATTAGGATAATTTTCATTTATTAATTTTAAAATCATTTCATCTGTCCACAAAATAAATTCATATCCTTTATCTTTCAATAATTTAATATTCTCATCTCTGATATATTTCAATATTTGAGGCAAAGGATCGTCGTTCCATGTCTGGTGAATAATTTTAGGTATCATATCTATTTATAATAATAAATATCTTTATATTCTTTATATATCGATTATATGCATAAAAATAAATTAAATAATTACTTTTCCTAAGTAATTGCCATTAATGTTTTATCAACTACGTAATCAATTATAAATATAATATTTATTAATTTAACATTACAAAAGTTAAATGAAGGAACATATATAGATGTAATATTGAAATTACCAAATATATTAAGAGCCCACATAAATTTAAAAATTATAGTATACATGTACATATCTTTTGTATTATCATATTCGCGATAATGTATTAATGTATCTCTATAATAGTAAACAGGTAATATATGAAATATGAAATTACATATCATATATTCACATCGTAATAAGAAAGAACTCGAAAATTTTTTATTTTTAATTAATTTATTTAAAACAAAGGGTTCTCCATCAATAGTTTCAAATAATACCCTTGGGTCATATATAAGAAATGTATGAAACAAAATCATAATATTTAAAGAATTATTAGCAATAAATTTTGTTATTAATAAATTATTAATATTAAAAACATTGATTAAAATATAATTTACAAATATAATATATATATTCCAATTTGTATATTGATTAATTTTTCTTTTAATAACATTTATTTTTATTAAATCATTGTATTTACAACTTATCATCATTGATATAAATGTCATATATAGAAAAATTTCAAAAGCCGTATTATTTTTATTATATAAGATTAGACTATTCATATTTGTAATATAATAATATTAATTTATATTATCTTATATGTATTATTTATTCAATAGGAGAAGAAGTTATAGTCATTCCACAATATTCGACATTTTTAATTTTAAATTCTTGTTTAATATATAAACCTATATTCATAGCTTCTTCTAAAATCCATCTAAAATTATCCCAGAACTCTTCTGTATGCCCTATACTTTCTGTTGCCAAATGAGCAAATTCGTGCAATACAACGAAAAATAATGTATTAATATCTACTAATTTATCATTATTACGCAAGCATAAAATTATTTGTTCTCCTTTATTTATAGAATAACTTGTATAACCAGGTGTAGAAACTCCTTCTTTTAATCTATCAGGACGAAAATTTTTTATTAATAATTTTACACGCTTATCTTCTTTACCATATGATTTTTCTAAATGTTCCATTAATATTACAAGTTTTTCTCTAATCTTAGCAATTAAATTTGCGGCTTCAAGAGAATCATCTTTAATTTGAACTATATAGTCGTTATTATCTATATTACTTTTTACAGATATTAATCCATAATTAGCATAATAATTATAAATATAATAAGCACCTATTATACTTACTATAATTATAATTATTCCTTCAATATTAATTTCCATACTTATTTATAATATTTATAATAAATTAAAAATTGATATACTATTTAAATATATAAGTAATATAATAATTATAATGGAATTTCCAAGAAGAAACTATGAACCGCTCACTAAAAAACCTATAGAATTTCAGATAACAGATATATATGTTCCTGAAGCAGATAGAATTAAAGATAAAGATTTTGACGAATTATATTCAATGATCTTATTTGGTGTTTGCGATAATGGTGCTACTATTTCTACAAACGTTACTTGCTTCAAACCCTTCTTTTATATTAAACCACCTGAAAGTTGGGAAAATTACAATGAAAACGTATTTGAAGCAAAAGTTTCAGAATTGAAAAATTCATTATTGAACAATAAATACACATCATCGTATCAAGGTAACAAATATGAACGAAAAATTATACCTAATAATATGATTTCGCATTTCTCAAATATTTCAATAGTTAAAAAGAAAGATTTTTGGGGATTTACAAATAATAAGCTATTTAGATTTATTAAGATATGTGTAAAATCACTTAAATTATATAATAATTTAAAGTACTATTTTAAAACATTGGAAAAAGATGGTTTTAAGGCATATGAAAGTAATATTGATCCATTTCTTAAATATATTCATATTCAAAATATTAAACCATGCGGATGGGTTAAAATTGAAAAATATGAAATTATAGATGACACAAGTAGATGTGATTATAATATTAGCGTAGATGGTAAAAATATTATTCCATTTGAAAGTAATAAAATTGCCCCTATTCTTATTACTTCTTTTGATATTGAATGTACAAGTAGCCATGGTGATTTTCCAGTAGCAAAAAAGAATTATAGTAAGGTAGCTCAGGATCTTGCTCTCGTAGCTAAAGCCGGACACGAATATAATGAGGATAGTATTGTAAATTGGATAAAATCTATATATACCGAAGATGTTATTATAGATGAAAGAACTAATTTAAAAATAAATCGTGTATATGCTAAAAAGAAAATAACGGCAAATTATATTGATAGTATTTCGTCAACACTTAAAGATAATCTTAAAAATATTATAGATATTTTAGATAAAATTACAGCATCTCTTAAAAATAAAAGTAACGAAAGTAACGAAAGTAATGAAGATATTAACGATAATGAAGAAGAAAGTGATGATAGTAATATGACAATCGCACAATTAAACGAAGAAGAATATAAAATAGCAAAAATATTAGACAAAATATTAATACCTTTAGAAGGAGATAAAATTATACAGATTGGTACTACTGTTCATTTATATGGGTCTGATAAAATAATATATAAAAATATTATTACACTTGATAGTTGTGATTTAATAGATGATTGTGTAGTAGAATCTTGTAAAACAGAAAAAGAATTATTGATAAAATGGAAAAATTTAATGAACGAATTGAATTCTGATATTGTTACAGGATATAATATATTTGGTTTTGATATGCCTTATATATGGGATAGAGCTATAGAACTTGGTATTAAAGAAGAGTTTGAAATTGGCTGGGGTAGAATATTTGGTCGCAAAACAGCTCTTATAGAGCAAAAATTATCATCTTCTGCTCTTGGAGACAATATATTAAAATATATTGATATGGATGGTGTAGTATTGATAGACTTGCTTAAAGTAATGCAAAGAGAGCAAAAACTCGATAGTTATAAACTTGATAATGTTGCTTCGATATTTTTAGGAGATAATAAGAATGACCTAAAACCTCAAGAAATATTTAATAAATTCAAAGGTAATTCAAACGACCGTTGTGAAATTGCGAAATATTGTATTCAAGATTGTTGTCTTGTAAATAGATTAATTCACAAATTAAAAATAATTGAAAATAATATTGGTATGGGTAATGTCTGCTTAGTTCCTTTAAATTATTTATTTCGTAGAGGACAAGGTATTAAGATATTTTCTCTTATTGCCAAACAATGTATGGAAAAAAACTCTCTAATTCCTACGATTAAATCATTTAACGATAATATAATAGACGCGGATGATGGATATGAAGGTGCTGTTGTGTTAGAACCTAAAGAAGGAATTTATTTAAATGAGCCGATTGTAGTATTTGATTATGGGTCTCTATATCCATCATCTATGATTTCGCGTAATTTATCTCACGATTGTTTCTTAATGGATGAAAAATATAGAATTGATGATCCTAATATAGAATATAAAAATATATATTATGATATATATGAAGGGAAAGGTGATAAAAAGAAAAAAATAGGAGAGAAAGAGTGTACATTTATTCAGTATAAAGATGGGAAAAAAGGGATTATTGCTGAAATCTTAGAAATGCTTCTTGTTGAAAGAAAAAATACCAGAAAAAAAATTGAGTATAAAACAATAACAGATAATAATGGAAAATCTTATACTGGTATTTATTCTGAAAAAGATGATAATATTAACATCTTTAATATTGATACTGGAGAAAATTATGACATACTAAAAAATAATATTGTATCAGTTGAAGATACATACAATAGTTTTGAACAAGATGTTTTAGATTCAAGACAAATAGCATATAAAATAACAGCAAACTCATTATATGGCCAGATTGGTGCCAGAACTTCATCTATATATCTTAAAGAAATTGCTGCTTGTACTACTGCTACAGGAAGAGATATGATTATGCTTGCAAAAAAATTCGTAGAAGATAATTATGGAGCTGATGTAATTTACGGAGATACAGATTCGATATTCTGTAAATTTCCTTTAAAAGACGAAGAAGGTAATATTGTATTGGGAAAAGATGCGTTACCATATGCTATCAAAATTGGAAAACAAGTTGAGAAAGAAATAGCTAAAATAATGCCTAAACCACAAAAATTGAATTATGAAAAATCATTATACCCTTTCATATTACTCAGTAAAAAAAGATATGTTGGTAATTTATACGAAACTGATGTTAATAGCTTTAAACAAAAATCTATGGGTATCGTATTAAAAAGAAGAGATAATGCTCATATAGTAAAAAAAATATACGGAGGTGTAATAGACATTATATTACAGAAGCAAGATTTAAGAGCATCTATCGAGTTCCTTGATGAAGAATTAAAAGATTTAGTTGATGGAAAAACCTGTATTAACGAACTTGTTATAACAAAAAGTATAAAAGCATCTTATAAAGATCCTTCAAAAATTGCTCACAAAGTTTTAGCAGATAGAATTGGTGCAAGGGATCCTGGTAATCGTCCTTGTGTAAATGAAAGGATACCTTTTATATATATTAAAACAAATAATCCAAATTCTCTTCAAGGAGATAGAATAGAAAATCCAGAATATATTAAAGAAAATAACTTAATTCCAGATTATCTACATTACATTACAAACCAAATAATGAAACCTATTTTACAATTATATGCACTATGTTTAGATCAATTGCCTGGATATGATAAAGACGATGAATATTGGGATAAAATAGATGCTGAATTGAAAGAAAAACCTATGTATGGAGATGATATGAAAAGAAAAAATAGAATACAAAATTTAAAATTATCATCAGTTAAAGAGTTGTTATTTGATAAATATATTAATATATTATGTGAACCAAAAGTTAAAAAGATAACAAAAGCAAAAACAACGATAGCAAAAGCAAAAACAACGAAAACAAAAGATTCTAAAAATATTTGTAAAGAAGATGATGTAGATGATACAATTATAAGTAATGAAATAATATCAACAGAAAAAGAAAAAATGAAAAGAGCAGATAAAAATATAGCTACAGGGACATTAAAAGCCGAAATAAAAATTACTAAAAATAACACAACCGGAATTGTATCTTCTGAAGCATATATATGCGACGGAATAAATAAAATATGGAAATACAATAAATCTGGTTGTAAAGATAAAAATAAAGAATTCATAAATATAATTAGCAAAATAATTAATTTTAATAAAAATATGAAATATATTATTAAAATTAATAATAAAAAATTCTTGACTGAATATAGTCACGCGGTTGTTTACTATAAGGAAAAAGAAAGTTCAAAAGAAACAAATGTATTAGAAAATATATTTAATAATCAAGATATTGGAGATATTAAAATAATTAATTATATCAGACTATTTAGTGATATTATAGATAATTATAAAGCATTTTCATTGGTTGCAAAATAAATATTTAGTAATTATAGCAGCCTTTTCTTTACCTATACCATCAATAGTACATAGTTCCTTTATTTTATCTTCACTATTATTTATTTTTGTAATTAATTCTATCATAGTAGGATATTTTTTGGCTATATTTTTAGCAATAACATTTGATATATGAGGTATTTGTGATAACTGCATAATATAACAGGTATTTATATCAATATTATCTATTTTATTTTTTTTTAATTTAATAAAATCAGTATAAACAGGTGTTGTTATTGTTGTGCTTCCTTCAGCATTAACATTTTGAGATGATAATTCCGAATCTAAATTCATTAATGACTTGTTAATAAATTTTTTAGGATTATCTATCATTTTTGTGGAAATAGACAGAATTAAAGTTGCTGTTTCACTTGTATTTTTAGTAAATAATATACGGATATTATCTCTAAACATAGTATTTATATAGGCACCTTGTATAATTGATTTATTTTTAGAATATATTTTAGAAGATAATATATCATCGTCTTCTATAATATATGTTAAATACCTTTGATTATATGTAGATAACATACGTGCTTTTTGTTCTCTATATCGCCCATCGTGTATAGATGAAATTAAATCTTTTATAGTCTTTCTTTCAAATATATATATATCTTCATTAAATTTAATATGAATATCTCCAATACATAAAGTATCTTTAATAATTTTTATTTTTTCCTTATAAGTATCTAAATCTCTATCAATTATATCATCGTATAATGTTGCTTCTCGCGTGTCAACAACTATCATAATATTATTGTTCATTATTTCACATAATATATATTAATAATATATATTTTATATGTTATATATATATAAAAACATATAGTTAATATGATTAATTCTGATGAAATAATAACATATATATGTTTAATATTAAGTTTTATTAATATATCATTATGGTTTT